GCTTTTGCGACTGCTCGGACCATGTTGATCGGATCTGAGTTCTCTGAAAAAGATGTTTGCAGTGCTGCTGTTGTGGTTGGCCGCGCTGATCCTTTGGGTGATGTTTCGGCCACTGTTGCGCGTGCTGCGCAACATGCTAAGGCGATCCGTGAGGATTGCAAGCGTATCTCCCAGTTGCACCGCAATGTTCCGCGCGGTGGTTATGGGGGTTTGTTGCTCGCCGTTTTGCTTTTCTTGTTTGCTATAACGCTGTTTGGCGTTGTGCATTCGAGCAAGGTAGTTTCTATGGCGGATGACTATCGTCTTGCTTTGAATCGCTTCAGACAATTCGTACCAAGCGAATGGCCTGCTGTCGCAACCGGTATTTGGGACTTCGTCCAGGATTTTGGACAGAGTCAGTACCCCGTTGGTGAGACACAGTGCTTAGGGTTTGGTGATGAGAATAAGATCGGGACCAATGCCTCGATCGAGAAACTCATTGCCCCGCTTGGGTGCGATCGTGATGGCCAAGCAGGTGCCTATGCCGTTGGACCTGTTGTCGGCGCAGCATATGTTGTGCGTCAGTGTATTTGCAATATGCACAACGCACTTTGCAATCGCCACCTGGTCGCCGCTCCCGTTCCGGAGATTGGTTTTGACCTTGTGGGTGACGCATTCCGCCGCGCCGCGTCAGAGGTGCGTTCTGCTTATTTGCAGATGCGCACTGAGTTCCCATGGCTTGGGCATTGGGGTGAGAGTAAGCGTGAAATGTTCAAGTCGAGTGTTCAGGTCGATCCTGTCGAGTTGAGCAATGTGAAAGCTACCGTCAAACGTGAGGTTGATTTCAGTCTTCCAAAACGGGGCCGTGCTATTCAAGCCTCCCCGAACCTCGCAACTCAGGCAGCTACTGGCTCTAATTTTTATGCGCTTCAGCACGTGCTTAGCGATCATCTCCAGTCGTATGTGGTTGGCTGTGTAGATGTCACATCCGCGTGTGGCATGAATTCCGACAAGATCGGCCATTGGGCTCAATCCTGTCTTGACCGTGGTGCTGTCATGTTCTACGAACGTGATGGAAAGACATGGGATGCAACCATGTCCCGCATGCACTCAGCATTCCGTCTTTCGTTGTACGACGAGGTCGATCACGACCTCGCTGTCAACGCAGCGAAGTGCGTGGATGTTGTTGGGCGTGGGCGCACCCGCATGGGCTTTGTGAAATACAAGGTCCGTGACACCGTCAAGTCTGGACATAACGACACGACTATTGGCAATACTTTGGTCAATTTGGCCATTGCCGCTGAATCTTTTAATCGCGCAGGGGTCCGGGCCTCACTCATCGCAATTGGCGATGACATGCTGGCCTGCACCTATGATCCTGTTGACGGCGACGTTATCTCCGGTTTTGAAGCCAGGTTGGGCATTAGACCGGAGGCACGTGTCGTCCACAGCATCGAAGATGCGTCGTTTTGTTCGGCGATGTTTATTGTTGTCGACGGTCGTGTCCTTTTCGCCCCTCGGCCGGGACGTCTTCTCGCAAAGTTGTGGTGGACCACGTCTCCACCGCGCCTCCAGCACTGGGCTGACTACTGTTATGGTGTGTCTCGTGGC